TGGTTCTCGACTTTCTCTCGCTCGACCGGTACCTTGAACGCAAGCTAGGAGGCCTAAATGGCCGTCGAACGCCGCAAGCCACGCGACCGAGCGCAGAACTACGGCAAGCTGCCCGACACCCAGGAGCGCGTGGAGTACCTGCGCGAAGCCCTGCGCCACGCGGAGAGCATGGTCACGCAGGCCGAGGAGGCACGGTCATGGCAAGCGGCCGTCAGCGCGAAGAGACTGGCGCTCCAGACGCGTGACGAACTCGACCTCGCGCTTGCCAAGGCATCGGCCCCTGACGACACTATGACCGATGAGCAGCTCCTCTCGATCATGGTGCAGGCCATCGCCTCGCTCCCTGCGCAGCATCTCGAGCGTCTGGAGGACGCTATCGCGATCCGACGTGGAGCTCCTCCCGTGCGACTGGTTGAGACTGCTTGATGAAAGCGTCCGACCTTTCCGACGAAGGGATCTTGTCGGTACTCCGACAGCGTTCCGGAGTGTGGCACACTCACTTCCCACCGACCGGCGGCGTGATGCCTCGTGTCTACGATCCGTCGTTGCCTGATGCTCCGCAAAAGGTGCTGCTCGCGAAGTTACGGTCAATGTGCCGCCGAGGGCTTATCCGCGGCTGCGGCTGTGGATGCCGTGGCGACTGGCATGTGGACGACCACGGATGAACATCTCACCGGAGTGTTCGGCCTGTCCAGGCTGGAGAGAGAAGGAGCGCGACCTGTTCAACCTGCGCGGCACGTTCCGGATCATGGAGCGCGAGCAGATCGCCGAGTGGCTTAAGGGCGAGAGCGAGCGGCTAGACGAGCCGGCGCTTTACGCCGCGGCAGAGCGCATCCTCGCGTTCGCGCACAAGGTGAAGCGATGAACCTCGCCTCCCTCGCCACGGCGACGAACACGCTCGCGCGCCGGGCACACGCGGACCCCTTGGCTTATTTCCGTCCGACGCCGCCGCAGCTCGCCTTCCTGAGCAGCAACCATCCGATCCGCTTGCTCCGCGCCGGGAACCAGCTCGGTAAGACATGGGCGGGCCTCGCCGACTGCATCTATCGGTGCCTCGGGTCGCACCCGTACACGCTGGTCAAGGCAGCGCCTATCGAGGCGTGGGTCGTGGTCGTGTCGTGGGAACAGAGCCTGTCGGTACAGGCGAAACTCTGGCAACTGCTCCCTAAGGACGCCATCGATCCAGACTGCGAATACACCCCCGGGAGGGGCTTCCGTGGGCGCACACCCGTGGTCCGCTTCCGGAACGGATCGGTCCTTCGCATCCGCACGGTCAACCAGGGCGCGCTCGCGCTGGCGGGCTCGACCATTGACTACGTGCTCATCGACGAGCCCCCGCCCGAAGAGATCTGGTCCGAGCTCGCGGCACGCGTGCTTCGCCAGCGAGGACGCATCGCAATCACGCTTACGCCAATCGGGCTCCCCCTCGGGTGGCTGAAGAAGCTGGTCGAGGAGCAGGTCGTGCAGGACCTTCACTTCCCGCTCACGGTCGAGAACACCACGCCCATCGGCGGGCGTCCTCTGCTTACGCGCGAGGACATCGAGAAGCTCGAGGGGCAGGTGCTCCCCCAGGAGCGCGCCCAGCGCATTCACGGAGAGTGGGACTCGGGATGGGTCGAGGGTCGCGTGTTCAAAATGTTCGACCCGACTACGCACGTCCGCGCCGATGTGCCGGCTGGCGAGGCGCTTATCGGCGTAGGCATCGACCACGGCACCGAGGCCGGCGCGCAGGTCGCCGTCTTGACGGCGCTCGTCCGCGACGGCGGAGAGGGACACCCGAAAATCTGGGTGCTCGACCAGATCGTTTCGGACGGCATGACCACGCCCGACCAGGACGCCGCGGCGCTCCTCGCGATGCTGAAGCGATGCGGGCTGCGCTGGGAGAACGTGGATCGGTGGGTAGGCGACCGAAAGGTGTACGGCAGGCGCAACGGGAGCCTAAAGTCAAACGCCATGCTGATGTCCTCGATGGAGCGCGCGCTCAAGCTCCCCACCGGGAGCCTGCCCTTCCGCATCCATACGGCGTACAAGCCTCGCGGGTCGGTCTTCGAAGGCTACCGGGTGTTGAGCGCGGCGATGCTCCGCAACGACTTCAGCATCAACCCGCGGTGCCGCGGGCTTATCGATGACCTGCAGAAGTTCGACGGCCGCGAGGCGAGCGAGCACAAGCACAGAACTGTATACTAGGCGCCTATACCAGCCGACCGCGATAAGGCTGGGCTAACGGGGGGTCCATGTACGCTTACACGAAGATGCCGCAGCCGCCGGCGCCGAGTAACCCCGACGAGGCCGCGCGCTGGGAGCACACCCGGCATCGCCGTGCGCTGATGGAGGGACGCTGGCAGCGCCTCCTCGAGGACCGGCTTCAGATGCAGCTGGGCAGCACGCGCCGGCAAGCCTGGGGGGTGAGTGACATAAGCAGCAACCCGTTTAAAGTCGTGGCTACTGAGCTAGCCACCCTATATGACGCCCCCCCGGACGTTTCCCACAACACGGCCGGTGGAGCGGTCGACGCGCTGTGCGGGTCTAACGGGCTCATCGCGCGTGCCGGCCTCTGGCCGCAAATGTCTCGCTTTCAGAGCATGGTCATCGCGCTCCGCGAGATGTGGATGCGCATCGACGTCGAGGACAACCGACTGACGTACCGGCCTGTCTCGCCCGATATGACCATCGCCGAGGCCGACCCTAGCCGGCCTACCGTCCCCCTGGCGTACGCAGAGATCCGACTGCGTCACTTCCGCGGCGAGGTTGTGTGGCTCTGGGACGTGCTGGACATTCGCGACCCGGCGAACCCTTCCTACACGGTGCGTGTGGCGAAGGACGGCGGCATGGGCGAGGACGTGACTTTCGAGGTGCTCGGTGCCACCTACTCGGGCGAGGCGTACCCGTACCGTCGCGCAGACGGCACGCCGATTCTGCCGGTCGTGCTCTACCACGCGAGCCTCTACGGAGACCGACTGTTCGACGCCTTCAACGGCATTGAGCTCTATGAAGGCTCCCTAAACCTCGCGGTGTACTACAGCTTCCTCGCGCACACGCTTCGTGATGCGTCGTTCCCGCAGCGATGGGCTATCGGCGTGCGTGTGGCTGGCTCCGATATGGTCGACGGCGGCACACGCGGGCAGCGCGTCGAGGTCGTGACCGACCCGACGACGATCCTGATGCTCGACGCGGCGATGGAACAGCAGCCACAGGTTGGACAGTTCGACGCGTCGGCAGACGTGGAGAAGCTGGAGGCGACCATCGCGGCTATCGCCCATCGCCTCGCCACCGACGCGGGCCTCTCGCCTAGCGAGCTCCAGCGCACGAGCGGGAGCGCCAAGAGCGGCTACGCCATCAGTCTGTCCTCCGAGGGTAAGCGGACGGCACAGAGGAAGTACATCCTTCAGCAGCGCGACGCGGACGAGCGCCTCGTCGCGATCTCGGCAGCGTTGTACAACAGGGCCACTGGGTCGCAGTTCCCCGAGGGCGGCTACTCGGTCATGTACCGGGAGATCCCGCTCTCGCCTGAGGAGATGCAGGCTCGCCGCACGCACGCGATGGAGATGATGGAGGCCGGCCTTATGGACAAGGTCGAGGCGCTGCGCCTCTTCGGGTCGATGACGCACGAGGACGCCGTGGCGCGCCTCGAGCAAATCGCCCTTGCTAAGGCGGCAGAGGCCCGCATGCTGGAGAGCACGCCGCCGGCCGTTGAAGAAGGAGAAACAGGAGGACGGCCGGCGACGGCCGCACCCGATGTATCCCCTGCTCACGCAGAGGCGATGGATGAAGTGGCCGAGGAACTCGACGCGGCCGAGGAGGCCCTCGCCGCTCTCGACCTGGACGAGGCAAACGCGGCCGTCGTGGCGGCGGTCATCGAGAGCCTCCGCGAGGCGCGCGGCTACCTCGGGCTCGGCCCGAAGGTCGAGGCAGAGGTCGAGATCCACGAAGACGTGGAAGAAGACGAGGCGACGACCTGATGCCGTTCATCAGCGACAGGCAGCGCGACTATCTGAAGCGCGAGCACCCCGAGGTGTATCGGCGCTTCCTGCGTGACGAGCGCGCTATGGGCTTTGAGCTCCGCGCACCCGTCGAGGTTGCAGCAGTCGCGAAGCGCGGGCTCGAGAACCGGCGCAAGTACGGACGAGGCGGGACGCTGGTCGGTGCACGCCGCGCGTCGCAGCTCGCGAGCCGCGACGTGGTGAGCATCGAGACCATCAAGCGCATGGTCGCGTACTTCGAGCGTCACGAGGTGGACCTCGAGGCGCCGGCCGCACGACCAGGACACCCGCAATATCCGAGCGCCGGGCGCATCGCGTGGGACCTCTGGGGCGGTGCCCCTGGTCGTGCGTGGGCGCGTCGACAACTAGCAGTCTGGGAGCGCGTGCAAGCCGCACGCGAGGAGGAAGAATGACCGAGGAAGGAACCACGACCACGACCACGACCACGGCAGAGGCCGGCGACAACGGAGCGGGCGCCCGCATCCGGCAGCTCATCGCTCGCGTGAAGGAGCTCGAGGGGCGCGTCAGCGAGCTTACCCCGCTCGCGGAGAGCGCCGAGAAGTACCGGGCTCAGATCGAGGAGGTCAAGGCCGCGAGCAAGGCCGAGCGCGAGGCGCTCCGCACTGAGCGCGAGATCGCCGCGGCTGGCATCACTGATGCCGAGGGTATCGACTACGTACAACACGCCTACAGCCGGCTCCCCAGCGAGGGACGTCCCCCGCTCGCGGAGTGGCTCGGCAACAAGGACGCCCTCCCGAAGGCAGTGCGTGCCTACCTGCCTGAAGCTGCGCCCGCAGCTCCAGCAGCTCCTCCGGCACCCGTGACCACGGCGATGCCGAAGACGAACGCAGGCACGGTCACGCAGACGCCTCCGGCCACCACGGCGTGGACGCCCGAGAGCATCATGCGCCTCTCGCCCGCAGAGTTCCGAGCGAACGCCGCAGCCATCAAGGCCGCGCTCTCCACGCCTTGACATTCTGTCACCGGTAGGCTTACCGTAGGCGTGGGGGACATCCCCCACGCGCTCGGGGCAAGCTCCCGTAAAAAGCGACAGGCGCGGCAAACCTCGAACCTATCTAGGAGGCCACTATGGCCAACATCGACTTTGCCGCTCTTGACGGCAACGCCCGCGTCGCTGCGGTTCTCTACCAGTCCATCGTCCTGAAGCTCGCCGACACCGGAAGCCTCCGCAATGCCCCGTGCTTCCTCAACGTCGGGTCGGTCAACGGCACCGGCAGCGACAGCATCCAGGTGCCCGTGGTCGGCCTCAACGGGACCGACATCATGAGCGCCCCCGGCGACGGCGTGAGCGTCTCGAACACGTCGATCACCTCGTCGGCCGCTACGGTCGTCGTGGCTCGTCAGGCGCTGCGCTACGACCTCACGGACCTCGCTCGCGTGAGCAACTCCGTGCCGGGCGGCGTGGACCTCGAGGGTCTGTCCAACGCGATGGTGTCGGCCTTCAACGGCCGTTTCAACCAGCTCGCGTGCAACCTGTCCTCGGGCTTCTCCACGCAGGTCGGCAGCACGGGCGTGGACATGACCACGGACACAATGTACAGCGCGATCTTCGCGCTGCAGTTGCAGAGCGTGATGGGCGAGTACGATGTCGTGCTTCATCCCCAACAGTACAATGACCTGATGTCGAGCCTCCGCGCGGAGACGGGCCCGGGTCAGTACATCGCGGCGAACCAGGAGCAGACCAGCGCGCTCGGCTCGTCCTACAAGGGCAAGCTCTTCGGCGTGAACGTCCACGTGTCGTCCTACATCCCGACCGCAAACGCGGGCGCGGACTACCGCGGCATGATGCTTGGAAACGGCGCGATCGCCTACGCCCTCGGCACCCCGGCGCCCATCGCGGCGGCGGGCGGCGTCATCATCCCGGCCGGCGCCCCCGTGGCGGTCGAGTGGGAGCGTGACGCGGCCTCCGGACTCACGAAGGTGATCGGCAGTTCGTTCCTCGGCGTCTCCGAGCTCCAAGACCTCAAGGGCGTTGGGATCGTCAGCGACCTGTGATGGTCTGCTAGGCTCTGCCTAGCGCCGAGGCGTGTCCGTGCTTATGGTACGGGCACGCCTTCGTGCGTAAGGAGAAACAACAGATGGCAGCGAACTTCGGAACGGCAGACGGCGGCAACTTTGCAGCACAGCCGGCGTCTCGCCCGGCTGGAATGGCGACCCTGCTCAACCTGCCGAGCAACGCGGCGTGGTGGTACACGCATCATCCGGCGCACTGGCAGTGCGTGGACGGCGAGTGGCTCCCCGACCTCGGGCAGATGCTGGCTATCCCCGGGCTCAACCGCGTCGACAAGAATGGCGACACGGCGCTCACCGAGGTGCACCTCAACAAGAAGGGAGTCACCATCATCCCGTGGGAGGTCGAGCCAGGCGGCTACTGCATCCAGTACGCAGGCGCGAACGGTCCCGTGTTCCTCGTCCCCGACGCCGACTTCATCAACGTCATCATCGAGCGCCAGGAGCGCGTGGTGAGCGAGCACCAGACTCGCGCGCCGACGCATCCCGGCAGCGCGCTCGCGCTCCCCGTCGAGAGCAAGCGCCTCGATGACATGCGCGCCGCACGTGAGCGCATGTATACTCCCGTCAAGGGACCGAAGGCGAAGGCATGAGCGGGGAGCGTAAGGACATCGCAGCGGCAAAGGAAGCCATGACGCGTCGTCTCGTCGAGGGCGGCATGCCGGCGCAGCGGGCTGAGCAGGTTGCGCGCCAGCAGGCCCAGAAGGCAGACCGGCGCGAACGCGATAAGTGACGGCGAGGGGGGCACATGAGCATCAGCGAGACGCTGTTCACGGCACGGTTCCGCTCGGGCGAGACGATCGAGCGGGGGCGTAACCAAGACCTCCAGTGCCCCATCTACCGGGCTGGCGCTCTCGTCGCGCCGATCTCCGGCACGATCACGATCTACCGTGCAGACGGGACCGTGGTCGTCAACGCCGCGGCGGTGACCATCACGGGGAGCGTGGCGACCTACGCGCTGCTCGGGACGCTTACGACCTCGCTCGCGCTCGAGGAGGGCTGGCTCATCGAGTGGACGCTCCAGATGACGGCGACGGTCCAGAACGTCTTTCGCCAGGACGGCGCCCTCGTGCGCCGCACGCTCTACCCGGTCGTGACCGACGCGGACCTCTTCCGGCGTCACAGCGACCTCCCGCAGCTGCTCTCCACGGGGACGACCAGCTACCAGGACTACCTCGACGAGGCGTGGGCCACGCTCATCAACCGCCTCGTTGCGCAGGGCCGGCGCCCGTACCTAGTGATCCAGCCGAGCGCGATGCGCGACGTTCATATCGCCCTCACGCTTCAGCTCATCTTCCTCGACTTCCAGACGAGCGCCGGAGAGGGCGGTCGCTGGCAGGCCCTCGCCGAGCACTACGGCCGCGCCTACACCGAGGCGTGGGGGCAGCTCCGTTTCAACTACGACGAGAGCGACGAGAACAAGGTCAACCCGAACACGAAGAAGTCGGGTACCTCGACGGTGTGGCTCAACGGCCGCGGCGGCTACCCTCGCTTCGGTGGGTTTTACTAATGGCCAGCAAGACGGTACGTCAGCTGCGCGAGGACGTGACCGCGCGCATCCTTACGCTCACGGGCTGGAAGGAGTCGCGCGTGGCTCCCGACAACTTCGGGCGGGATGCGGACAGCATCGCGCACAAGGCGTTCGCCGTGCATCCCACCTCGACCGATGACCTGCGCGCCTACCGCGGGCGCCCGGCCGAGGGCCTCCTCGTGGAGACTACGCTCGAGGTGCGCTACTCCTGGCGCCTCGCGCCGAAGGGCATGAGCGACTCCTACGATGACGCACTCGATGGAGAGGCTGCCGTCGTCAACGTCCTGATGGCCTACGACGCGACGTGGCCCTCGTCCTACAAGGTGCAGCTCATCAGCACCACGCGCGAAACGTCGGTACTCGGCGAATGGGTCGTCGGTGTGATAACGTTCCGCATCGTTCACACGCTTCCGCTTCAGTAGGGGGTTCTCATGGCTCTTCCCATCGTTAAGAACTTTCGCGACGGCACGATCGTCCTCAAGGACGGGACCGGCACCCCGATCGCGATCACCGTCGAGTTTGAGAGTGGAGACTTCGCGATTTCGTCCGTGTCCGCAAACTCCAACGCCGAGGTCACGACGTACCTCGACCGCGGCTCCCTGGGCACGGTGCGTCTCACGTCGCAGACCTTCCCCACGTGGTCCTTCTCGGCGCATATGACGGAGCTCTCTGACGCCGTCTCGAAGACGCTGTGGGACGCCGTCAACAAGACCGGCACCTTCGCGGCGGCTATCAGCACGATCACGAACAGCGATGCCTACGGCCTCGACTGCGTCATCGTGATCGAGGGAACCACGCTCGGGGAGGCCACGGACCACGTCCTGACCCTCACCGGCAACCGCATCTCCATCGACTTTGCGGAAGGTGACCCCAACAAGTTCACGTTGAACGGGACTTGCTACGGCTCGATCACGGCCGTCTGAACCTGTAAGGATCGCTTACAGGTTGACGCAGCGTCCCCCGTGCTACTAGGTGCGGGGGACGTTTCACGTCAGAAGGAGGAAGGAATGGAAGTCAAGCTCGGGAAGTTCGTGGTCAAGCTCCAGAAGCCCACGTCGTTCATGGCGGCACGCGAGGTCACGATCGCGGTCGGCACCTCGGCGCTGCGCGGGCTCGGTGCGGCGCTCGGCGTGTGCTGGTCGGGTAAGCCTCTGAAGGCCACGCTCGCCGGCTGCAAGTACGACACGCTCGCCTACGGCGGCGCCGTCGTTGACGAGCTGGTTGCCCTGGGCGTGACCGAGGCCGAGATCTACACGGCCGGGAAGGAAGCCCTCGACCTCGTCCTCGAGGCCATCCCGCGCGAGCCCGAGGTCGCGACGCTCGAGGGTTTTACCGATCCGCAGACGGAGCCATCGACGCCGTAGCCCTTGAACTGGGGCTCACGTTCTGCGGCGACCCCGACGCGTTCTATGGGTGGACACGCGACCAGCAGGAGCGCGTCCTCGCGTGGTGGCGCGTCAAGCACACGGCGCCTCCTAAGCCTCAACGCGGGAAGCCGCGCGAAGGTGATAGTATGTCCCCCGAGGCGAGAGCCTTCTGGGGGATAGGTGGCGGGTAAGCGGATCACGGTCGGTCGAGCGTCCACGTCCATCGGGCCCGAGCTCGAGGCGGCGCTCGACCGCATGATCTCCACGACCTACGCCGAGATCAAGCGCGAGGTCGAGAGCATCGCGTCGGACGTGACCGACTACGCCCGCGGCGAGTGGTACCAGAACGTCACGCGTCGCACGGGCAAGACGGGCGAGGGCATCGACTACGAGATGCGGATCACGCCTACGCATCTCAAGGGCGTGGTCTTCTCGCACACGAAGGCGACGTACTACGTGCATCGTCCTGGTCCGTTCTCTCGCCTCGGGCGTCGCGTGGATGGCGAAGAGTTCTCGACCATCATGCAGCAGTACCGCAACACGGGGACCATCCCCGAGGGCTACACGGTCGAACGGTACACACGCACCCGGCGTCCTGTCGGCGTGTTCAAGATCAACACCGAGAGCGCGCGCCCACGCGATGGCAAAAACGTCTGGAAGATCGTCGTGCTCGACTACGGCAAGCGCCTCGTGAAGCAGCGCCTCCCAGAGATCGACAAGGCACTACAGGCCGCAGCGCGTCGCGTGGCGGCGTAGGGAGAACCCATGGCTACCGTTGAGCTTTCAGTCGATGCCAACCTCTCGGGGCTGCGTCAGCAGCTGGAGAGCATCCCCGGGCTGACCGCAGAGCAGGCGAGGCTCATGACCGCGGAACTCAACAAGAGCATCCGCGCCAGCGAGCGTGCGGCGAAGGCCGCGGCCGATGCCAGCAAGCGGGCGATGGCTAGCGCCTCTGAGAGCGCGCGTGAGGCAGCTGCGGACGTTGGCAAGGTAGGAGACCGGTTCGGGACCGTAGGCTCCTCTGCGGGCAAGCTGGCGGGCGCCCTGTCGATGCTGGGGCCGGCGCTCGGCGACAGTGCGCGCAACGTGGCCGACCTCGCGGACGTGGGCGAGGTGGGCGCGCTGGCGTTCGAGGGCTTCGGCGCCGTGTTGCTCCCTCTGACGGCTACGCTTGCGCTGTTCGCTGCGGGACTCGCCCCCATCGGGGAACTCATCCTCGAAGAGCAGCGACGCGCAGAGCAGACGGCCGTCGCGTTGGAGAAGTACGAGGCGGCGACGAAGGCAGCGGACGAGGCAAACGCGAAGTTCGCGTCTAGCCTCTCCGGCGTCAACGACTACATCAAGATCGCCACAGGGCTTGAGACGATGGCCACGCAGAGCGCCAGAAAGCGTGGCGAGGCACTCCGCGCAGAGGCCGACGCGCAGATGGAAACCACGAGGGCGCAGATCGCAAGCGCCGACAAGTTCCTCGCTCTGCGAAAGGTCGAACAGGATGCGATCACTACGCGCATCCTCCTCGGGAAGGCGACCGACGAGGAGCGCGCGAAGCTGGCCCAGCTGGGGCCCGAGATCGAAGCCATCACGGCCGCGCAGGCACAGCGCCGTGCGCGTCTGGTTGAGGTCAATGCGACGACCGAGGACAGCATCGAGTTCATGCGCCTCGAGGCCGAGGCTATCGACCAGGTAGCGCGCAACGACAAGCGCCGTGCAGCGGCAAAGGACGCATCGGCGGCAGCCGCGCGCGCGCACGCTGAGGCTCTGGCCGTCGAGGCAGCACAGCAGCGCGAGCTCGACGTGGTGCTCTCGAAGGCGCGCAGCATCATCGACTCGCAGCTCGACCAGACCGGGCGCATCTTCGAGCAGCAGCGCGAGCTACGCGCCGAGCTCGAGAAGCACCCCGAGGCCTTCGGCACGGTGACGGCGGCTATCGCTGTGCTCGACAAGCAGCTCGAGGCGCTGGACGACCAGGAGATCGACGCCTACCTCAAGCGTCAGGCAGAGGCGGCGAAGGAGCTTCAGAGCGCGTTTGAGGCGCTCATCCCGCCAGAGGTTCCCACGCGTCAAGAGCAGTTCGCGACGCTCACCGAACAGGTCACGCAGGCGATGCGCGACGGGATCATCACGTTTGATGAGTACCAGCAGAAGCTCGCCGCTATTCAATCCGCGCAGGAGGAGACGTTCTCCCTTGAGACGCTGGATGCGTTCTTCTCCGGCGTGCAGAGCAAGACCTCGCAGGTATTCTCCGACATCTCAGCGGTGAGCGACTACTTCATGGCGCAGAGCGAGAATGCGCTCGCCGAGGCCATCGCAGCACGGAAGGCCCTCGGAAAGGACGCCACAGCCGACGAGAAGAAGCAGGCGAAGGAGCGCGTCGAGGATGCACGCGACGCCTCGCGCAAGCAGTTCGAGCTGACGAAGGCCCTGCAGATCGCACAGATCACGATCAACACGGCGGCTGCCGTTGCCCAGGCGTTGGCCTCGTCGCCACCTCCGTTCAACGCGATTGCCGCGATCGCTGCGGGCGCAGCCGGCGCGGTGCAGCTGGCGACCGTGCACGCGACCACGCCGAAGTTCCACAAGGGCGGGCTCATCGGTCAGCCCGACGAGAGCATGGCGGTTGTCCGCGCGGGCGAGGCGGTCCTCAACCCGATCGGTCGGTCGATGCTCGGCGACAACGCCATCCGAGAGGCGAACGCAGGGATCTCGCAGGGACACGGCGGCGCCGTACAGATCGTCTACAAGCACAAGTCTTTCGACTACTTCGTGCGCGATCACCTGCGAACGAACGCGACCCTTCCTCGTGCGTTAAACGCAGGGCGTAGGCTCGGGCAGAGGGGAGGCTAACCATGGCGAGCGCCGTTACCGTCAACGCTCTGCGGGGCATCCTCGTACACGACGAGCGGATCAACGCCGCGACGTTCAGCGAGGCGCTGTCCAGTGTCTCACAGGCTGGCCCACGTCCAGGCGTTCCGGTTCCCTCGCGGGACACCGATATGGTCCTCGAAACGAGCGGCGACTCTGTCGAGCAGACCACGATCACCGTACGGACGGTGCGAGCTGGCGGCGTGTCGGCGTCCCCAGATGGAGAGGTCGAACCCGGCGCCTTCGCGGTGCGGACGAACGGTATCAACTGGCTCGGGTGGAATGGCCCGCTCGTGTTCTCGGGCTGGAGCCCGCTGCACACGTTCGCTTCGGGCGGTGCTGCGAACCAGTACGGCAACATGCATGCCGTGCACACCGATGACGGAACGATGCTCACGGCGGCGCAGCGGTTCACCTCTGCCGGGTCCATCCGCAACCTTGTCATCCTGCGGACGGTCGGTGCGACCACCACGACCATCGTTGTAGACACGCAGGCGGCGGCGCTTGCGGTCTACTGCCCGACGCTGGTCAAGCTCCCCGAGGGGCGTATTCTGCTCCTCTCCACGAAGAGCGTGACGGGCGGGCAGTACACGATCCGCGCGTGGACCTCGACCGACGACGGCGCAACGTGGACGCGCAGCGCGGATAGCGTCATTCGTGACGAGCTCGACGGGGCAGTGCTCGTCCCGCGCCGGCTGCGTGCGGCGTACAGCAACGGTCAGATCCTCATGCTGCTCGCCTTCCGCGACACGTCGGCGACGGTTGCGGACTCGTTCAAGCATTACGCGAGCGCAGACCTCGGGGCGTCCTTCGCCCTGGTTCAAGCAGTGGACAACACGACGGCAGCGAACGACTACACGGGCGGCGTTCACGACATCGTGGCCACGCCCTCGGGGACGTTCGTCGTCGTGTTCTGCGCCTCGTCGCGCACTGCTCCATACGACTACGGCGCGAACTCCACGGTGCTGTACAAGGTGCTCCCCTCGGCGTGGGTCGCATGGCAGACCGTGGTCACGCAGACCATCACGGGGCTGGGCTCCCCTAGCGCGAACCTTACAGCGGGCGGGTCGCTCTCGACCAGCACGGAGCTCTGCGCGACGCGCGACGAGGACGGTACGGTTTACGTCTACGCCCTCGACTTCGCGACGAACCAGCAGACGCAGATCGTGCGAAGCACCTCGGACGTGTTCACCGACTGGGTCGAGGTGGGGCTCCCCAACGCGAGCACGCCAAACGTCGCGTGGAGCTCGGGCGGCTTCGAGTGGGTCAGCGGCACCGTCACGGCGTACAACGGAACCATCCGCCTCGTGTCCTCGTGGGACTCCACGGCGTGGCCGGGTCAGATCGGAATCACCACTTTCGCCGGGTACGCAACGGCATGCATGCCCTGGTACCCGGCGACCGAAGCCACCTCGGATAAGCTGCTCGGGTCGCGTCTCACGTGGAGCCCGCACTGGCTCCCCGATGCAGCTGGATGGACGCTCGCGACGGCCGGCGTGCCCACGGTGGCGCTCAACGCCGCGGGGTATCTGTCCATCGTGTCGCCCGCTGCGGCCGTCAACACGTACACGCAGGCAGGCCCTGCGCTGACGGCGAACCACACGGTGGCGGCGTTTGCAGAGTGGATCGCCACGACGGAGCGCAGCGAGATCCGGCTGGCTTCGAGCAACGGGACGAACACCTACGGCATCCGCGTGCGCTGCTCGGGCACGACGGTGGACGTTATCGACAGCAACGGCGGCGCCTCGCTCGGGTCTGGGACCATCACGGCAGGGATGAAGATCCAGATCCGCGCCTTCCTCGAGAACAACGGCGCGACCGCAAACGCCGTCGTGTACCTCGGCACGGGAGCGGGCGGCTTCATCACGCTGCGTCCGTCCAACCGCATCGTGAACGTCAACACGGTCAGCGATGCAGGCGTGACGGCCGCGGGGACCTCGGTCACGTGGGGCCAGTTCTCGCTCGTGAACCCGGCCGAATCCCGCTGGTACGGCGTGGGCTGGATGGCGGCGGCGGGTGTGTCCTCGGTCTACAACCTCACGCTCCCCACCGACCTCCCGGGTCGCCCCTTCTCGGCGTACCCGCAGACGCTGGACTATGGCACGCTGGTCCGCGCTGTGGCTGGCCCGACGCTCGCAGGCGATGAGTGGACCATCACGCCGCGCTACGACTACGGAATCGACAACGTCCTCGTGAGCGAGGCGCCTTCGCCTCGTCAGTCGTGGCGCTCGGTCGACGCTACGCAGCATGAACTCACGTGGGTCATCGAGAGTGGAGCGGGAGCGGTCACCCCTCTGCGTGGGCCTCTCGGTGCGCTCTACCTCGGCGGCGTGAACTTCCGCACGGCTACCCTCGAGGGCCGCAACGGCGCCGGAGCGTGGGTAAGCCTCGGTGTGATCGACATGGCGGCGCAGAGCCGGCCGCTCAAGTGGGTGCGTAACGGTACGATCATCGAGCCAGACACCAGCAGCGCGACGAGCGCCGGCTACTTCTGGCCTCATGGTGTGTTGCGGGGAGCGCGCTTCGTGCCCGACGTGACCGCGGCCTCTGGCCTGACGGCGAAGGCGATCAGCAACTCCAGCGAAGGCAACTGGACGAACCAGAGCGGGCGCCGGCTGCGCCTCGAGGTGTCGGACACCTCTGGCCTCGGGGCGAGCGGCACCAACGGCGCTATCGTCCACCGGAGCGGACTGCTCGTGTGGAACAACGACCCGCGCTACAACGCGTACAGGCTCACCATTCCGGCGCAGCACACGGTCGAGGACTACTTCGAGATCGGGACGATGGTCCTCGGGCACATCCTCGCGTTCGGGCGCCGGTATAGCTGGGGGCGCACGGTGCAGACCTCGCCGAACACGGCGCTAACGACGGGACGCTCGGGCGCACGTCGGGCGCAGAACTTCGGCCCATCGCGCCGGTCTGTAGAGTTTGGGTGGACGGATGGCACCGACCTATCCGCAGTTCGGCAGGAGGGACCTGCGGACTACGTGAACGCCGCGGCCTCGGGAGGTGGCGAGGCCGCGGCTACCTGGTTCGACGCGCCGCTCTCCATGGAGGGCCTCGTCCGCGAGCTCTACGGTAGCCAGACGCCCGTCGTTTACCTGCCGTGGATCGAGCGTCAGGCGCTGGGCACGGTCTACACGGCGAGCCATCCAGACCTCATGATGTACGGCCGCATCGTCTCCGACGTGAGCATCGAGACCGTACAAGGCGAGGAGTGGATCGCGAGTGGCGCGGCTAACGGCGAAGTCGTCCGCACATCGGTCATTCGCCTCGAGGAGGAACTGTGACCGACAGGTGGACCGAGGCGCAGCTGCGCGAGGAAATCTACTGGGTCCTCGCGCTTGAGTGGGCGGGTGGGACGTTCTACCTGTCCACCGATTCGCTGTTCATCGTGGACGCTGACGACACCATCACGACGACGCCCGACCTCGTGGACTATCCATCGGTCGAGGAGGCTCTCGAAATCTGGAGCGTCGAGACGCCGCGCCTTTCGGTCCCGCTCTCGTTCATCCTGCCTGTCGACGTGCCGGGGCTCATCGCAGAGGGCCACGCCCTCGACGGGGCAGTCGGCGAGCTCTGCCAGTGGGCACGCGGGACGGAGTGGAGCGCGCGCCGTGTGGTCGTGCGGGGCAAGCTGGTAGACCCCGAATACGGCGCCGAATGGGAGCCCGTGACGTGCTCGCTCGAGGAGATGGTCGCCGATGACCAGACGACCCTCCCCGTGCAGCCCATCACCATCGCCTCGTGGCTTGCTCGCGCCGTGAGCACGCTATCCTCGGCAGACGTAGGGGATGCTGGCGTGGTGATCCCGATGGTCTGGGGGACGCCGGGAGCAACGACCGCAGCCGGTAGCCCCGCACCCATCATCGGGACGAGTGGCTCGCTGGTATACCTGGGCATCGCGTGCCACTACGTCGAGGCGTTCTCGGTGGACATCATTGATAGCGCCGGCACGATGGAGACCTTCGTCGTGTACTACACGGACCTCCGTCAATACTGGGGCTTTACACGAGGTATTCCTCTGGTTGCGTGGGTCGTGGTCGACACGAGCACCACGTCCCTCGTGCTGACCGATTCGCTCTTCGCCATCTGGAACAACGGCGCGGCGCTCGTGGACGAGAGTAGGCAGGCCATCCGCGGAGTGGGTGACCTGCTCGCGCACGTCCTTCGCACGTCAGCACTGCGGGTGGACTACGGCCGCGTCGATGCCGTGCGCCCCTTGCTCAACCAGTACCAAACGAGCGGCTACATCGACGAGGTCGTGGCGCTTGGAGAGTACATCGGCGAGGTCCTCGCCGCCGTGTTCCCGTTTGCGATGGCTGGTGGACAGGGTGGCGTGTACCCGTTCCTCTGGCCGGTCTACCCGCAGGCATCCTCTGCCGTCGCGGTGCTCTCCACGGACCTCGACCCGAACCTCGAGCGCGTGGGGCGCATCGCCTACGAGGGCTCCGACGAGGTCGCCACCGACATCGAGCTCCGGTACACGTGGAACCCGCAAACCGAGGGCTACATGGTCGCCCGCTCGGTGGGCGGCGAGGTGTCCGTCGCGGACCCCGACCGCATGACCATCGCACAGCTCATCGGCCCGAGGTCGCGCTACGGGCTTCGGCGTAAGGTGCTCGAGACGACGGTCGTGCATGACGCGACGACAGCCAGCAAGGTGCTCCTCGCCCAGGCGGCACGCTACGGCCAGCCCGCGCGCATGGTGCAGTACATCGCACCACGCCGGTACGGATGGCTTCGGCGTGGGGACCTCATCGCGCTGACTGACATTGAGGTCGCAGCCGCGTCGCAGCTCTGCCTTATCGAAGGCGTGCAGTGGACCGAGGACGGCGCGCTCACGCTCACGCTGCGATACATCGAGGCGGGGGCCTGATGGCACGCGTACCGCTCACGAGGAACAGCACCGGACAGTTCGCCCGTGTGGCGCAGCTGGTAGCCGGGACGAACGTCACGATCTCCGAGAGCCTTACGGGCGAGGTGCTTACGGTCACGGTCGCCGCATCTGGCGGTGGCGGTGGCGGTGGGACGCCGGCCACGACGGTCGTGAGCTCAACCTCTTTCGGGCAGAGCCCGGCTGTAGGGACCTCGACGGACTACGCCCGCGGGGACCACACGCACGGCACGCCGGCCGTTCCTGCTCACTCTGCCCTCTCCTCGCTCGCGTGGACCTCGAGCGGGCACACCGGCAGCAACACGAGCGTCGCGGCATTCAATGGATCGGGCGCAGCGCAGGTCGTGCAAGCGACTGCGGATGAGACGATGCTCGTGCGTCGTGGGGGTACCCTTCAATGGGTGGCCATCGCTGCGGCGGTCAGTCTCCTCGCAAACGCATACGACTACGAGGACCTGCCCGGGCAGGCCCTCACGCTTGACTCTGCCGGCGTGTTCCCCGGTACCATCTCCTAGGAGGACGCGTGGCTCTCTCGCCGCTCAACTGGAAGTATGTAGGCGCCGCCAGCTTCACGGCTGGGAGCATCTCGGCGTGCCTAGACGCCATCTATACGCTCGGGCAGGCAACGACCTACGCGAACGGTTCGGCGCGCACGCCCGGGACGGGTAGCGCCTGGACGTGGGCGCGCGAGCAGATCAGCAGCGTAACGGAGGCCGCATACGGCAACCCGCCCACGAACGCCCTAGGCATGCGCTACATCGTCGCGAACACGACGAGGACGCAGTCCTACACGCTCCTCTCGCCAGACAATGCCATGACGAACAACTGCCTCCTCTACGGCATGAACCGTGGGAGCGGCACGTATACGTCGTGGGTCAACGCGCAGCCGTTCACGTCTGGCTTCTCGGGCTACTGGAAGTGGAGCCGCACCTTCTCCGCGGTCTCGTATGATCGCGTGTTCATGTGGGAGTCGCAAGAGGGATGCGTCATGCAGGTGTGCCAAGCGGCGACGGCAGGCACGACTTCCGCGGTGGCCTTCGGCGCGCTACTCGACCCGCTTTCCAGTGCCGCAGGTACGGCCGAGAGCGATGGGCGTGTGTACATGATGACGGGCCAAGGCTCCGCGAGCAACATCTCGGCAACGTGGAGCTCGCTCGGTGCTTCGGATGGCGGGTGGTTCTCGCACACGACGACCGCGCAGACCTGCCACAGCGGAGCCTTCAACAACGCCAGCACGACCGTTACGGGCATCGGGCGCTACTTCGGGTCGCTCGGCAACGTCATTCCGGCTGCATGGGCGAACCGTGGCGGCGAAATCCCGCGCATCCCCGTGCAGGTCGGCGTCCTCGCGGGTGCCTTCTACGGGCAGCTGCGCGAGATCTACTACACGTCCGACAGCCAGACCGGCCTCACGTGGCGCTACCTGGGCGTCGAGCAGGGCTACATTGCCGGGTACCACCCGACGACCGCAGGCGACAGCCTCCTCCTGAAGGTATGAAATGGACGCGACCGACTACATCCTCTCCATCCTCTCGGCGAACCCTAGCGTGGTGACCATCGACCTTCAGGCGGGCGATACGGTCGACGCCGCGCGCCTTCCGGCTGGCGTGGTCGTTGAGCCATGGGCAGAGGACTGGAGCGAGGGCTACGACGAGTCGGGCAACCTCGTGGTGCGTTTCCGCGCGTAGTGCGCTAGTATCGGCCCATCGGATGGGGGTCTGATGGGCGCTGAAACACCGACGACATGGACGCAGAAGCTGGTCCCTGTCCCCGTGTGGGCGCTCCTTATGCTCGGCGCGGCGATGGCCGGCGGCGGTGGCATGCTCGGGATGTCGCAGGCTGAAGCCTCAGCTGCTCCAGACCCGGCACAGATGGAGCAGATGCTCTCCTCGCAGCGCCGGATCGAGGGTCGCCTCGACGCTATCGAGCGCCAGCTGGCGACCGTCGCCGCGATGGCCCACACGCACACAGGAGTGACCAGTGCCCCTCTCCCCTGACGAAATCATGAAGCTCCCGGCCGAGGTGCTCGTGCTCCTCGACGCCATCAAGGATGCCCGCGCGGTCGACGGCGACGGCGGCACGAAGATCACCCGTGCCGAGCGCCGCAAGCTGCTCGCGCTCGCCGGCAAGCTCGTGTATCTGCTCACCGTTGACGCTCTCGACTAGGAGGCCACATGCCCGCTCTCGACCTCTCAGCCATCAAGCAGTACCCCTACGTGTCCAGCACCACGACGCCGGGCACCTCGAACCTGTGCCGGATCATTCTCCTCCCGCAAAACGTGAGCCTGCAGATCACGCTCAACAACCGAGACAACGCCACAAAGGGGCTTGCCTTCAGCTTTGACCAGACCCTCACGGATGGCGGCGCGGCGCCGGCTACCTACTTCAGCGTAGCCGACTCC